CGCCTTTCGCGTGCAGGATCTCGGACCCCTAGTGGAAACACTATGTTCGAGCCTTTGCTACAAACCTCCAATGGGACAATGTTCTATTAATTTAGACATCAAGTGACTCTATTCAAAGACCAACGTTCTCTAGCAACGTATCAAGCCTAACATTAATTCATGTTGGTGTGAAACGAAGAAGAACTCTGTACAATAATCAGTGCTAGTGCTACTACATGTGGTGACATGTGTAGTATAGCTTCAGTAACGCGAAGCTACTGGTGACGATCGTGGAGTTCTTAGGCGCGTAGTGCCAATGGCCTTAATGTAAGGTCTATTGTACGGTCCGCGGAGAGCTGGATAGATCCTGTAGCTATACCGGTGAACATCCCGGTGCCTTTTAACATTTACTCATGTTTTATAACATTTTCAACATTAAAAGACAAAGGTTGTCCAGTAAGGTATGGATTCGAATTTTCGAAATCCAAAAACTTATTCGGAAAACCATTTGGATAACAGGTATGTCTGAACACAGCGCAGCCTTCTTACTTTTGGGTAAGCGTATAGTCCTACTGATTAATCGAAGTGGATGAAAATTAACTTTTCTCTATCTCAAAGAATCATTACGGATTATTTCACGTTACCTAGCTGATCAAGACTGTAGTATAACACCTAATAGTGTTTGTCTACGCCTTGATCACCATGGATTACCTACTATTGTTCCCCTTTCTTTAAGAAAGATTCTTTATAATAAAGATCTTATTAAGGATAGAAGGTCAATAGTTTGTATTCTTACTGTACTTTCTATGTTTAGAGTATTTCCAACATCCCCGAAAGTAAATTTAGATACAATTGTATCACCGTTTACTGGTTTAAGTAAATCTATTGACATAGATTTAATTAAATCGGCTCTGAAGGATTTACACATACGTACTCTTAAGGTTTCCAAACCTAAACTTCTTAAGTTAGAAACTGCTGGCCCGAACTCCACAAAGAGTTCTTGATCAGCCTCTGTAGATGCTCTAGCATTCTATAATTGACGGAGCTATAAAGCTCTCGTTCAATATAATGGAATGAACTGAGTGTCTATTTGAGTTAGTTTCCTATTACTTATTAGTTTCTTACCTTACTTAATTCTTAAATTAAGTGGTAATCTTAAAGATATTCTTCTAGGACGCCTGAGCGTGGTTTATGATCAAGCTGGAAAAGCCAGAGTAATTGCTATTACTTCTTGGTGAATCCAAGTTAGTCTTAAACCGGTTCACGACGCCATATTTAGAACTCTTGAGAGATTTGGTGATTGTGATGCTACATTTGATCAAGATGGTGCTTTAAGTTCATTCTTAGAGCGCCTTCCTGATAATGTTAAATATCACTCCTTTGATTTGAGTGCCGCCACAGATCGTATTCCAATAGTCTTACAAAGTGAC